GTGCTTTCCTGTGTCTTAATTATTACTTTCGTTTCAGGCTTGCAAGGTATCTTTTTTATTACCTCTTTAATCTTATCAATATGTACAGTATCGCAGTTTGCTGATAGTAAACTATCAATAAGCAAGGCCATGTAATTAAACTCCACTTCGTATTGATGCAGCAAAGCCGTATCTGTTACGGTTAGCGTTTCAATTGTTTCGTTTATAGGGTATCTTTGAGCGCATTCCTTTGCGGATGCTTCAGGTAAATTATCCATCATGCGATGTAACTTTTTAGGGTTTGCGCATGATGCTAACAAAATTAAAAAAACTAAATATTTGCCCATATTAAAAGAATGAAAGTATAAACCCTGACATACCGCCCGCAATAGTGTAAACCGCATCCCGCCAGTCGAATTTGCCGTAATCCAATAAATCCTTTAACTCCTTACCTATGGCAGCGGCTACCACAGCGCAAAGCACCCACAGCCAACAATATTGCACCTCTAAGGATTTAAATAAAATAAGGGCAGCAAAGCTAACCCAAACGCCCGCCCAAAAGTGCATCTCTTTATCCTTCGGAGTCATTTTTCTTATCTGTTTTAGTTGAGCCGAAATAAAACCCTATCACACCTGCTAAGGCACCGCCAAAAATAAACCCGCCCGCTGTTAGTACTAAGTCATGATTTTGCTCAGGTATGGGCTTCACTTGCAATAGATACAATAAAAGAAAACTACCTATTACAATGATAATTGCAAGGCTGTTACGGATATCAGTTTTTGTCAGTCTTTTTAACCATTCTGGCATAGATGTAATTTTTAAATGAAACAATATTTTTATAGGCTGCTGGTGCGCTTTTTATTCCTGCAAGGATATTATACCCTATTGCGACATAAATCAATAAATCCTGCTTTGAAACAAAAGCGATAAATCCAACCACCCATGCACTAATAAACTCAATTTTTGCGCTCATATTCTACGGCTTTTTTCACGTGATCTTTTTCAATTACATTCAACAAATTACAAACCTTCTTACCTAAATACGTTAATGTTTTCGTTTCAGCATTTACGCCTAATACAAAACTAATAGTTTTGTCCATATCTCCAAATTTGTAACCCTTCCTTTTTATCAATGTAAGGTTAAATAATTCCGCACAAACCAAATTACCATGCTGATCTATTGACTTTGCTATGTGGAAAAGGTAAGTATCGATTGACCTAAATAGCGTTGCAATTACCTGAAAAGTAAAACCTATCGGAAGCAAAACAACCGATAAAAGCAAAGCGATTATAAGTAGTATAAACCCTCTCATATGAACCCTCCGAAATTAGGTTCAGGAAACCAGCCTGATTCTTTCATTTGTTCGTAAGTAAATACCGTTGTATCCTGTGGGATAATATACTGAAACGGAAAACTTTGCTGTGATTCAATAAACGCTGCCAGTCCATCCTTTTCCGCTTGTGATAACTCAGGAAACAAAGCAATAAGATTTGTAAGATTGTTTTCGGGATGCACAATGATATTATAATCCAACTCCACATCCAAAGCCGTATCAACAACCTCCTGATATGCAGGGTCTTGAGTGGGATGCTTCACCCATCCGAAAAGATAGGTCGTTACATCATTCGGGTTACGGATTGCAGGTGGTCTGCTTATTGCCCATAGTTCGTAACTAATAGCCTCAGCCCTCTGTTCGCTTGTTAATCCTGCTTGTGGTAAAACTTTAATATATGCCATAATAAGAATTTATATTTGTTTCGATTCCGGTGCGGTTGGAGGATTGGTTGGCACCCCATATAACTATTTCTGAAGTTGTGCCATTAAGATATAATCCAACTATATTCGATGGTTCAGACCTTCTCGCACCTATCATTATATTTCTTGATGTATTATTATCTGTGTAATTATATGTTTCGCTTACATTATTACCGCCATTAAACCATGTGTTATTTGAAGTGTTTGTAATAGTAGAAAATAATAAACTATTTGTATTTATTGTATTTGCATAATTGCCAACACTGCTTATTTGTGAGCCTGTTTGAAATCTAACTTGATTTATTAAATTATTTCTTGTATCTGTAGGAGCAAGATTAATAGTATAATATGCACCGTATCCTCGAACGTCTGCCAAAATACCAGTTGATAATACAACTCTTAGAGCATCAGCGTCATTACCTCTTGAAGATACCGCATAAAATGAAGTTGGTGAAATTGTTAATCCGCTTGTTGAAGCCGCTTCCAAAAAGTCATTCGAACCATCATAAACTAAGGATATATCACCACTCCGCCTATCTACAGTTCCTGCATTTACTACCCTCGGCTGATTAGCCGCCGTTGTCTGACTTGCATTCCTCCCATTCCCTGACTGATCATACCAAGTTGTAACAAACCCACTATTAGCACCTACGAAGTTCTTCAATCCTACCGTGTCGAGATTGCCGTAATAGTCGCCAAATATATCCTGTTCTGCGTTGTCATTACTTCTGCGTACCCTTACCAATGGCCCTAAATAATCTTTGTCTAAATTGCGCAAAGAGTAAGCCGCTGCTGAACTTGGGAAACTATCCAACAATCCTGCAAAGTCTCCGTTCCAATAGATGTTGTAGTAGTCGTTTATGTTGTTTTCGATTCCGGTGCGATTGGAGGATTGGTTGCTGCCGTAAATAATCATTTCAGCTATGCGACCATTTAATTCATAACCTGATGCTATAGGAGAAGGATTGCCTCTTAAATTACCAATAGATAAACCATTTAAACCATTAGTGCCAGCGTTTCCACTTGCATAAGATTGACCATTAATATGAATAGATGATGATGTGCTATTATGTAAAGTTGAGAATATACTTGGATTAGTAGTTCCTGCTGTTGTACCATTTAATCCTGTTCCTGATGAAATTAACCATCTATTGTTTGGAGATTCGACAGTACCTGTATAATATAACGCAAATGGAGTATTATTGTAAGAATCATAAACAATACCATCCTCAGTTGTTGTGTTATCTTTACGAGCGTATGTAAAAACAGAAATAGGTTGAGATATTGTTGAAAAATTATTTATTAATCTCATAGGATTTACAAAAACAATAGCTTTTTCACTTGATGCTATTGCGTCTATTGTGCCAAATTGATTGTTAAATGTAATTAATAATGGCTGATTTCCAGCTACTGATTGACTTGCATTTCTATTATTACCTGATTGGTCATACCAAGTAACTACAAATGATTGATTTGCTAACGGGGTAAAATTTTTTATAGCAGTTGTATCTACATAATTATTTACAAAACCTATATCTATTTCTGCATTATCATTATCCCTTCTTATTCTAATACAACTACCTGTATAATCCTTATCTAACTTCCGCAAAGAATAAGCCGCCGCCGCACCACTATAATCATCTAATAATCCGCTAAATTGAAATAATGGTCTATAATTAGCGTGCGCCTTTATAATCATTTGCGCATCCGAACCTAAACAACAGAAAAGTAATATTACAAAAGTAAATCTCATATTCTCTTTTTATACCCTAATAAGGTCAAAGTAAAATAAGTGGGCTTTGTTGCCACCGCTGATGTCCTAACAAATACCCATACATTTGGCGGTATCTTATTATTGGTAAATGATGTTACATTTGTCGCTCCGATTGTTCCCGTTACCGACGTGCCGCCACTCACCAAAATAGTTGCACCTGCCGTAATATTTAAACTATCGTTCCAATAAACCTCTGTAGTAATAGATGGTGAAGTACCCAACACCCCTGCTCTCATTTGTGTAATTATCAAAGTATCGCTCCCTGCATTGTAAAAGCTACCATAAACCGCCGATGTGCTGAATGCCGCTGTATCACCTGCTGCCCCGCTACCCGCACCAAAGACCGCCAAAGGAACGGTATCAAATTGCAGGATGCTTTCAACGGTCTTATTCTCCCAAACTTGAGCAGATGCCGTATAAGCTAATATTTGATTATTTGTTTCATTTATTATTCTAACATTATGCAATTCATCTAATTCCACACCATTTTGAGGCTTCACATAAATTAAGCCGTTCCCTGCGTTTGCCCTTTCTACAACACCTACAAAAACGCTATGTTTTGGTGCTTGTGGCTTATTCTTTGTAAACCCACCCGCAACACTATCGAGCCATAGAATATCCCCCGGATTATATGCACTTAAATTAATTCCACTCACCTGACCTTGTGTAGTAATCCATCCCGCCTGCCCCGCTGCGATATTCGCCCTAACTATTCCTAAAGTCTTTGAGCTGAATGTGTCGCTTGTATTTTTTGCAAGTTTTACTGATGCCCTATCGCCCTGCGCCCCAAAAATATACACCACTTGACCTTTTGTAATTGTAACCGCTTCGGCATTTGTTACGTATGCTTTTACAACGGTGGCAGTGTCGTAATTGCCAATAGGTTGATATGTAGCCGCCGCCACATTTGATCGAAGGTAGGGGCTTAACATTGCGGCTGTATCAGTATATTTTACCCTTAAATCAATTCTATTGCTTAATGATGTTGTATCCGTACCTTGCCCAACTCTACGCCACTGGCTACCAGTCCAAACATAAACGGAGCTATCTGCCAAAGCATAACGGATGCCACCCGTATCGCGGCCATTCGTTGCAGTAAGTTTTGGGATATTCAAATTATTAATGAATTTGCCACCGCTCCACTGATACCAGTTCGAAAAATTAGTGTAAAGTTTTCCATCAACAGTCTGCCCTTTTCCGATTAAGGATAAAAGAATTAACAAACTACTAAATATATATCTGTATATTTTCGCCATTGTTTACCCCTCCGTTTATTGTTATTGTTTTAGTTCCTGAATTATATGAAATGTAACGCCTATCGTTCCTCACCTGATATGTCAAAATTAACCCATCTATAAATACCAAAGGTGGCACTACTAAGCTATTATTTTGAAACGTAGTATCGTCTTGCTCCATAGGCTCACCGGCACCAACTATAAAATCAATTATTTTACTCATTCGACTTGGGTTTATAAATATCGTATCATTCTCAGGCAGCTCATAATTACTCGGTAAGTCGCAAACATCATAAAGAAAAGGCACCTCTAAATCAATGCTAAACGTAACACCCGCCACAATATCCTCAAACTTATCTTCAAAGAATTCAAAGGTCGTGGATCGGGTAAATCTCCACGGTTGCTTCTCCCAGCCTATCTGCCCCAGCAAATCATTAGCTACCTGCTCCATATCGCTTTGCACCTCTAATTCAGTAGTATATAAAACAACATCAGCTACCGTTACCTGAACCGTATGGGTCTTTATTTTCCCCTCTGTAGCGCTATTGCCCATTGTCATAAAGACTGCAGGATATACTATATCTTTTACCTCATTATGTAGAAAATAATCAGCATTTACCACCTTTGCAGTTCTTATCTGCCTGTGGTCGGTTGCTATCTTTTTTAGCTGTATTGCTATTTGGTTTCTGGTCATTTTGCTTTGCGAAGTAATCTTTTAATTTTTTAATAGTCTTTTTGCTATACATTTCTGAATGGTTTTTGACAGTCGTCACAGTTCTTAAATTCATCATAAGGCATACCTAAATAAATACCCGGAAAGTATGCATCACGCTTTGGCACCACCGTATCGGCACGGCTGCCGGGATTAATGTACAAAGGAAATTTCGCATTATTGCTCTCCTCAACTAAATACTTAACCAACCTTTGCCCGTAATATTCCGCACGGCTTTTAAACTTATTCTTTAAGTCAATAAGTTCGCTCATTGACACATTATCGCTGCCTTCATTTGTTTTTTTCAAAACACCCTTATTCCAATATTGATGGGTTAAGGTGTCCGTTAATTCTGCCACCACGTAATAAATAAGGCAGTCCCTCACGTAGCTTTTTAAGAGCGTTATTTCATCCGCTGTTAGATTATTATCTTCGACACCAACTTGCAAGCGTTCGTACAACCCTGAGCCTAATAAGGGCAAAATATACATATCCTGACAAACCTTTATTTCAGGTACGATCATTTTGCTATCTATGTTTGAGTGGATTTGCGTCCGCTCATAAATATTTTCAGGGCTTATAAATAAAGTATCTCTCATTTTTTATTTTTTACGAATAACGAAATTTTGCACCCAGCGATGTCTGCATGATGGAGAGTGATTGCCATTAGGCTTAGTCCACCAACCGCCACGCCTATCCCACACGCTATATCCTAATCGAGCGCTCATTGTTTCAATATCGGAGCGTGAAAAGAATTTATCCATATCCAAAAGCCTACGGCAAAAATCCCTATTCCTGCTATCGCGCGGACCTTCATAACTATACATTATTTTTTGCTCTAAAGTGCGGGGCTTTTTATCCGTTAAATCGCTCAAAGGCTCCGGCATAGTGCGCTCAATTATTTCATCAACGCCTATCTTTTTAACCGCCGCTACAATCAAACCGCCTTCTAATAAATTAGCAATGATATCCGTAACCTCATCAACAGGCATCTTTAAAGCCCTGCCAATAACCTCAGGCGTTATTCTCTTATCCTTTTTAATAAGGTCGAGAATGTTTACTTCCGCCTGTGTAAGTTCTTCCTGAAAGTTGAAACGATTGCGAGATGTAATTACATTGTAATTATCTTTACTTTCCCCATGCGCAGCAAATTCTGCCAACAAAAGTTCTTCATTATCCTGAGCGCTAAACTCCATATCGTTATCTATGGAAAGCATTACGTTAATTTCATCATCAGACAAACCAAGTGAAGATTTTAGTAAAAGTTTCGCTTGTTCTTTATTAATTCTGCCTTTCTCAAAATTGCGGATAATCCGATTAACGCCTTGCCATTGCCTGCCTGTTAAGTTCTTTAAATTCTCATTAACTTGCGCTAATGGTTGTGCAGGTTGTCCGGTAGGTTGCACTTCAGGTTGTGCAGCTTCAGGATACTTTGTCAAATCAATACCAATCTTTTCAAGTATCCACGCCTTAGGTGCAAATTCTTTAATGGTTGCCTCGCTAAATTCAAATCCTATCGGTTCGATTGGAGCAATGATCATTTCGCCCTGCATACCGAATAAATTGCTTATCTCAGTAAACAAACCCTCCAACGCTCTTTGTTTGTCATTTACATAGGTCGTTTTAAAGATTTCGAAGCTGTCACGCATCTCAGTGCGCCCTCCGAGCTGGCCTTCGGTTTTGATGCCAAATAAAATAGGAGAGGTAATTTGATGTCCCGCAAATATCTGTTGCTCAGTAGTTTTATTTAATATGTCGAAATGCTTATCTAAATCGGTATTTGATAAGTCCAAAACGGTAGGTGCCTTTGCAGGATCATCACTAAATGATAATACAATACCACCCGCATTTTCGCTCCCTGTAAATTTCTTTTTAAATTTAGTTTCAACAACTTGCTGCTCTTCAGGCGAAGGCTTACCCTCATTAAAATTTATCAACTTGCTGCTAAACATACCATTTTTGATAGTGCTTAAATGGTATTTAGAAAGCTCAATATCGACCTCAATCCAATTCAATGCGCCGATATAATTGGGATATGAATACGTTTCTAATCCCGGTCTATATTCCTTATAAAACAAAATCTGCTTTCCCTCCTTTACCGCTGGGTTGTAAGCCGCTACAATCTCAGGCTGCGTTCGTGTCGATTGCGTCCAGTCTTTTATAAAGTATTGCGTATTGTCCTTATTTGTACGTACTTTATGGTAAGGAATATGATACACTGCGCCAACATTGCCCAAAGCGTTATAGTGAAGCTCAATATACACACCGCCAAAAATCTCAATATCAGTAGAAAACTTTTTGAGTAAATCATTTATGGTTTCATTCTTATTGGGTACTAATTCCTTTGTACTATCATCTTTATAAGATATGCCATTACCTATAATGTAATTAACCTTACCCAACACAATACCGTTATGCTTGCTGCTTTTATTAAGCTTCTCAAGTAACTGATTAGGATAAAGATTATCCTCACCGAATTGAACGTAACCTTTGCCGGGAAGCTCAACCATCATAGGCAGCTTCACGTCTGCGAACTTTATAAAACTTATATTAGGATGCATCGTACATTTTGAATTTAACGTCCTGTGAATATTGCGTGTAACTTATATTCGTATTATCATCTAAAAACATCAATCCGCTTTCGAGTAACCCTAATCCCGCCGGGTTCACATTCGTTGAGCTTGTTTGCTCATAAATATCATAGCGCCACCACCCCTCTTTATAATCTGCAAAATACGTATTAACGGGGATAGTAAACTCATTCCAGCGCTCTTTATTTGTAGATACGTCATGCAGATAATCCTTTATAAAAGTAACTGTATCATTCGTGCCTCTATTCGTAAAGACAAACAAATAATAAGGCGAATCAATAGTCTGCTTCTCCTTAAGAGTGCAAATGATTGTCGCCGTCGTTCCTTTGATAAATTTAAACATATCTATTCATAAATACCTTAAAACAAAAACCCCGCCCGGAAGGGCAGGGCTCAAAATCAAACCAATCAACAAAACAAACTATCCTGCGGTTTCTAAGGCACTTGCCACAGAGCTATTAACCTCAAGCATCGGCTCAGGCTCACTACCTGCAAAGGTAAGGTCAAAGCCGCTTCTATCTCCGAAAGCGGTACCCGTTCCGAGTGTGCCAGTTGTGAAATCAACGCCACGAGTGCGACCTACTAACCAATATTTGCCGTTATTATCTTTTGCAACTGCAATAAGTACGTTTTGCGCTAACAATTTAATTTCATTGCGAACTGCAACGTTTAATTTATTAACTACTAATTTCAACTCAGAAGCATAAAACACGGTTCCGTTTTGAACGTTACCCGTCATTGTTTCTGTTAATGATCCAGTTTCTTTAGGAAGTTCGTACTTCCAAAATCTTTTACCAGATGCTTTTGTAAGACCTGTTACAACTCCGCTCGCTTCGGCAATCGCTGAAACATTACCTTTTTCAATAAAGTATATTTCAACTAAACCGCCGCTGCTGTCTTTACAGTCTAATGTATAACCTGATGTAAGTGCGCAAGGCATTGTATTAAATTTTTATAAGTGAAAGGGGGGTTTTAACGCCCCCCTTATAAATTAGGCTTCGAACTTCACAATCTCATCAACAAAGGCGAACTGTACACCTATCTTCATGCGGGCTGTGAATTTGATGTTCTCATCATCTTCAGACCAACGAATCCAGAACTTATTTTCTTCATCGAGTAAGTCAGTACCTAAGAAGATGTTAGACATTCTGAAAGCGTAGATGTCATCAGTGCCATCTAAACCGTGAACAGGGATTACTTTGTAAGATGTACCCGGAACGGTAAATGCAGCGCTGTTATCGTCAATCTTCGCATCAGGTGCAAAGTGGAACAAGTTAGCATCCACATAAGCCTGAATTAAATAAGCGAATACATCCCATCCGCAGAATATACGAACATCATCTTTACCTTTGATTTTAGCAGGTAACCCTTTAATAACTGCATTGATTGCGTTCTTTGCAATTGTTGTAGAAGTTATCCCAGTTGCAGGCGTACCGTAGAATCCAGTTGTGTTTGCATTTACAACAGATCCACCAGCAGCAGTGATTAAGGTTTTGATACCGTCGAACTTATTTAAAAGTCCGTTAGTGCCCGCACTTCCTGTTGCGTTAGCTTGCCACAAAGCTACCTCAATAGCTTCAGCTATTTTCTTCGCTTTTTGATCTGTGTAGTCAGCAGCGAAAGCAGCAGTAGTGTACTCACCACCCGCTTTCAGAGCTTGTTGAGTATAGTAGGGTTCTAAGTCCTTATCGCAAAGGATTTCGTTCACCTTCACTTTGTTGACCACTAAACTGCGCTGAGTAAAGGTCGTGACGCCCGACGCGTTAAAACCGCAAGCGCTATCATCTTGAAAGAATACATCTGTATCCATTCTTCCAATAGCTTCAGAAGATTTTACACCTACACGAACGTTACCGAGTGCAAGGATTTCCTTTTGTGTGCGGGCTTCGAAAACTGAGTTCTTAACCAGCAGATCTACGTTTTGCTTAGTATATGCGGCTAAGCCCGTTACATTATACGCCATTTCTATTTATTGTTTAAAAAGGTTAATAAGACTATTTAATTTTTCTTCTTTGTTATCTACTTGCTTACCGAATTTAAAACCGCTTTTCACAGGTTCGCTGGGTTCGGTTGTAGGCTCTTTTACAAGTTTCTCAACTAATTCAAAAAGCCCTTTGATAGCATCTTCAGACTTTGCGAAGGCTGCTTTAAGGTTTGCGTTTTCATTTTCCAATGCAGAAAATTTGGCATCGTAAGCGGAAAATTTCTCTTCATACTTTTTGCCTAAATCTTCAGCAGCGGGGGCTTCAGGCTCAACGGCTGCAGCGGGTTTGATTTCACTGATAACACCACCCTCACCGAGTACGATTACCGTACCATCTGCAAGCTCATGTTCTCCAACAGGAGCGGGCGCCATTGTTTCCTTTTCAACAGAAACAACACCACCAACCTCTAATTTATCAATGTAAACCTCAGTGCCATCTTTAAGCATATAACCGCCAAACTCTTTCTTTTCAGGTTCAGGCATAGCCATCTCCTTTTCATCTTTTTTCTCAGGCATGGTTTCCTCGAAAACCAGCGCTTTGACTTTTTGTAATAATTCGATTGGGTTCATGCAAATAAATACCAATACATATATTTATGGATATTTTGCTTTGTAACTAATTGATAATTAATAAGATATAAAAAACCCCCACTTAGAAAAGTAGGGGTATTTCTTAACCTAAACTAAAAAACTATGAACACAAAATTTTAAACAAATCTTTGCGGCGGGTATTGATTGCATCAAAATTAAAATGTTTATGGCAATATTCAAAAAGTTCTTTGCCTTTGCCCTCCCTTAAATCCTTATCCTCAACCAGCGCCCGGATATTTTTATCCCAATTTTCATAATACACTACATCTTCAGGGAAGCCCAAATATGGATTAACCTTTGAAACAATCACAGGTATACCCTTTCCCGCCGCTTCTAATATCTTTAGGTTTGATTTATACCCGTTGAAGGTACTTTTTCGCAAAGGGATTAGTTTGATATCGCTCTCTAAATACATTTGATAATACTCAAACACCGGCAAACCTCTATAAGCCATATTTGGTAAAAGCGCATCCGCTGTAAAGTAGCTTACCATCTTTTTCCAAATAGTTTGCTCCGTTAGATTGCTATCTGAATAACCACCAACAACCGTCTTTATCTTATCCTTTAAATCGCTATTCAATATCCGCTTCATAACGGGATTAAGTATCTTCAAATCCTGCTCATGCGATATGCCACCCGCCCAAAACAACCTTACCAAATCGGACGCATTGCGCTCACTTGTAAATTGGTTTTGACCGTAGGGGATTGCATTTGGTAATATCTCGACATTCTTATTATGCGGGTAAACCCTTTCCGCCAACCGCTCATGTGTGCAGGTAACTAAGTCCGCTTCCCGTATGTGCTTTATAATTCGTGCATCGACATTATGTTGATTGTAGGTATCAAAGTCCAAATGCCAATTATCTAAAATCCAAAAATCATCGACATCGACAACTAATTTAAACCCGTGCTTTTTGCGAAGCTCTATTAAATCATCCTTAGGCCACAGCCTGTTGATGTTCACAATGTCATAATCAAAATCTTCCGGGAAAACATCCGTTATTCGTGCTTTATCCTTTGCCATTAAAGAAACAGGAAGCATAAGCCTGTGGTACCCGCACCCGCTGAAGGATTGCGTTAAAACTAAGATTTTCATTTTGTTGATTGGTTTGATTATAAAAATATTTGAACGACCTCGCCTTCATTTACACCTGCATTATTTAAAGTTATTGTTTTCGTGGATGGGTCATAACTCACATACCTTCTGCTATTAAGCGCCAAATAAGTCAATAGCAGCCCATCAATATAAACCGAGGGCGCACTCGAAAAAGCATCATCTTGCAATGTAGTATCGTCCGGCTCCATAACAGAAAAACCCTTTTCAACTACAAACTCAATATAAGGCTTTACACCTATAAGCCCCAAAGGTATCGCCTGTAAATTAGCTGACATTTTGCAATAATTCTTTTAACTGATTAACGACTAACTTTGCCGCCGCTTCCTCTGACATCTTCATCGACATTTTAATAGGCATCATGTCAAACATACCCTCAACGCTGAATCCTTTGAAGGTGCCATCCTTTACCTTTGCCCATGACTCTTCGGCGTTAATCTTTGCGCCTAAAAACCACGTTCCATCGGGCAGGCTTTCAAACTGCTTCATTTTCGGAATGCCTTTACTTTCATCTGCTATCCATGACTGAAAGAAAACCAAATCCACAGGCTTTTCGCTATTGTGCATTTCGTTACCGTTTGTCTGGAATCCCTTTTTAAAAAACTTTTCGGCAATGATACGGATTGTTTCCTTTGTGAAAAACACTTCGTATTCCGTTCCATCTTCATCACGCCTAAATATCTTTTTATCGGGTATCATTGCGGGACCAACTACAATGCGCTCCTCTTCATTTACAACTGCAAAGGCTTGCATCTTTTCCCTATCTATTTGCTCAAGTTTTCTTTGCGCCCATTCAACACCCGCATCACCGCCCCACGCTAACCACATAAGCCGCCCACAGCCATCGCCAAGCTCTTTATCTGAGTTTTGCCTATGCCTTTCAAATGCTGCCATACGTGCAATCGTATCACGGCTTATTGCTTCACCGTTCGCTAATTGGTTTGCTCTTTGCTTACCAACCGCCGTACCGCAATCACCCCACCCATTCTCTTCCGCCCATCTCAAAGCTATCTTTGCATTTTCACTCGCCTGCTTTGGGTAGTCCGTATAGCTTTCAAATTGCTGTTCGTTAAAAGCGTAAAAGCCAACACCAATAGCAGGCACATCCACTAAGGCAACGGCATCGACCTCAACGCCGCTCTCAATATCTTCTTTTATTGTCAGTTTATATACCGGTAGTATCTTTTCCATTTATGTAAATTTAAGGATTTCCTATTGATGCATTTCTATTTATATACGCATTTCTTTGATCGTTGTTCTGAATGTCGCTATTCAAAACATACGCTCTTGTTGCCTGATTGCCCATTTGATTGACCGCCGCAGTATTTACCGCTGTTGCTGTAACCTGTGGGGAGAGTTGAGGGGCGAGGGGAGCAGTAGTATCAATGCCGCCGCCGCCACCACCTACAGCACCGCCGCCGCCGCCGCCTTTGAATTTAGATATTGATGTTGAAGCTATTGATGCAATAGATGACGCAGCCGCAATCTTTAACCCGGTTATTTGTTTTGTCGCTACAATTGCCGCTTTTACAAATGCGGGGTTAGGAAATGTTCCTATAAAAGGTGGCACCGCTGCAAGCCCCGCCTTAGCTGCTACAATACCACGTGCCGTGTCAGTTATAATACGTGCAATCTCTAACCCTTTTTGAACGGCAAAAATAACATTAGCAAGTTTTTCGTTTTGTCCCGCTAATGTTCCTAACAATTCAAGCCCCGCCGTTGCAGCATCAAACCTCCTATTTTGTAATTCTATTTCGGCCTGTATCAATGCTTCGTTTGCCGCTTTCTGTTGCTCTAAGGTATTTTTTCTTGCTTCGGCTAATCTTTTATTTTCTTCTTCCTCCTTTTTTAATTTTTCCTCTTTTGCTTTTTTATCAGCTTCGTCTTGTATGGCTTTATACTTATCCCTTATAGCCTTAAGCTCTATTTCTTTTTGTTCTTCAATACTTTTAAAATCATCTTTACCGGCTGCCAACAATGTTTTTTTACTTTCTTCAAATTTTCTTATGGCATCTTCTTCCTCCCTTTGTTGCTCCGTTAATTTTGCCCGCCTTGCATCATCTAAAACCTTAGCCGCTGCCTGTTGAGCTTCCAAAGCTTTTTTATCTTTTTCTTTTTGCGTGTCAGCTGTTTTCTTTTCTGATTCTTGATCTATTTTTTGTATTGATAATTGAAAACCAGCCCTTTGATTTTTTAAATCCGTTAATGCTTTTTCCTGCTCTTTTATCGTTTCATCACCTTTCTTTTTTGTTTCTTCAGGGTCAAAAATAAAGCTGGCAAGTCCGCCAAAAAACTTTTCTTCTAATCCGAAATTTTTACCTACCGCAGACCCTATTAAATCAATCCCTTTTAATATTGCCGTAATAGGTAAACTAACAAATTTTAATAAACCTTCTAAAATTTGTTTATTCCTTTGCTCGGCTTCTGTTTGCGCCTTTAAAGTTGCAATATTATTTTGCAGATTAACCTCAGCTGCCTTTATCGTTTCATCAGTTTGCTTTATTTTTGATTGCAGAATTTCCTTTTCGCTCTTACCCTGCAACTTCAAAATATTATCCTGATCGCCAATAGCCTTTAATTTATCTTGCTGTGTCTTTAAATTCTTTGCAGATTCTTCATTCAGCTTTTTTTGTTCGCTACTTACACCACTCACAGCCGCTTTAATATCATCCCAATAAGCTACAATCGCTCCCAACGCCACCACTAACAATCCTATGCCAGTCGATCCGATTGCCGCTTTAATAGACCTAAAAGCATTAACCGCTACAATCTTTAATTCATCAAATGCTTTGCCCAAATCACCTATCTGACTAAGCCCCTGACTTAATGCAAGCGCCCCCTGCACTTTTAATAGGCTTTTTTGCACATCTTCACTCTCAGAGCCTACCAATGCCATTGCACCCTGTACGGCTGTAAAACCCGCCGCTACCTGTGTGGCAGCATTTGAAAACGCTTTAAACTTATTGCCGGGGTCAAATAAATCCGCCTGCTCTTTAGCGTCCTGTATAGTATCTTTTAAATTAGCTACCCTTTTTGCTGCATTAATGGCCTGTTCGGAGGTTTTGCCAAATTTCTCCTGCATAGCAATTAGCTCTACAGTGGCCGCCCTTAATTCCTTTTTGATATTGCCCACCGACGATACATCAACATCTATCTTTAAACCTACTTCCTGCTTAGCCATTATTTATAACTTTTAATAGTTCTACTTTTGTTAATTCGCCGCTCGTTGCATCAAAGTCCATCACCTTGTTAATCCGCCATAACACCCCATCAATAAATACAGGTTTGCTGAAATCAAGTTGCGCTATATCCAAATCAGTCAGGTAAACATGGCAAGTCAATAGCTTGCTATCTTTGTCCGCTATTTCCGCAATGTACCCACTCCAATAATCATTGAATAAATTAGTTGATGGGTATGTAAGCGGGTAGAAATAAATCTCAGAAGCCGCCCCGAAATTAATATCCTTTGTAGGGTTCACAGGATCATCAAAATGCCCCGCATATCCGTAAACCGTTAAGGCAGCGCCTAAGTTAGCACTTGCAGGAACGGCATCATTATTGCGAATAAACCAACTTGTAACCCCCGTCATTTTCTTTGCCATCATTATCCTTATATTGCTATCCATCCGCTCTTCCTGATCCACTGCATTACCTGAAGACTTTTTGTAAATGGCAGTTACTACCTTATCAGTCCCCTGATATTGGATTAACACGGATGGCGAAAATCCTATTTCAATCGTTTGCTTATCCTTTGCAAATTGGAAAGACGTATCTTCTAAGCGTGACCCATACGGAATGTTGTATTTCTTTTTGTAACCTTCATTGTAAAAATCGTTATCATCTTTATACTTATACTCAAAGAACCTACCGTTTAGCATACCCATCGGTTTGATGTTCCACGCCTTATCCCTTGCAACTTTATAAGTCCAGTCCTTTGATTCCGATAAGTCGTAATAATCAACATACGGCTCGATTAACAAATGCTTTTCCTTTACCTTATCTTCCGTGATGTACAAATTAAACATCTTCATAATCCATACAAAGAAATCTTTTTGTAGGATGTTGCGAGGGATGTAATTGTTTATTGAGATATTATCATTTATAGTTATGTCTGCTGTTATAGGGCTTAATGAATCAACCCTTACAGATGCCGTTTCTATAAATGACCCAACGATTACGTTTTGATTTTCAATAGGGAACCATATATAGTCATTTTGGTTTAATTGTATTTGAACAGTAAAAGAATCATTTACACTATATGATTTTGCGACAAATGGAGATTGTTGCTGATAAAATATTTCTTTATAATTTACATTGTCATTATTTTTTTTTATTCCATACCTAAACCTGTGATTTGCATCTGTTCCATATTGTATAAATGCTTTTATACTAAATTGAATAATTACCGTTGCAGGATCAGGGGATGTGTATCTATAAATAGGATAATTTAAATTTCCGCTTTGCGGATATTCAATAGTAAAAACATTATAAGATATATTATTAAATCCTAACCAAAAAGGAGAAACAATAATATCCTGACCCTCGAATAAATTTGTTTGGCTTCTTGTAGCTAACAATAAATCTGATGTTCTTTTTGTTAATTTAGCAAAGTTAATCGGTACTATTAACTTCTTAAAAAATGCACTATCAAAAAAACTGCTTTCATAGGTATAGCCTGTAGGCAAAAACATCTTATCAATATACTCTTTCACAAATAACGCCGGGCGAAATGTCCTGTAATCATAATCAACTTTTACCCTGCCGGGGTTTTTCTCAGGTGTTGAGTAGGTGCCATAATCAATCAATGGGTAATAGTAGCCTAATCCGTATTTAGGATTAACAGCGTTATCAATACCTACAATGACCCCATCAGGGGCGGTTTCATCTATTACGGTTTGCGATACTTGATAAATATGAATATTAAAACCAAAAGAAATAAAATTGTAATTTGTTATCGTATAAGTGCCATTATTATTTTGAGTATTTGATACAAATAAATTGCTGCCAATAGGAAATTGATTAGTTATATTTGGCTCTGTAGGTGGAATTATTATTACAATGCAATTACCATAAGTTGAATAAGTAGGATCAAAAAATAAAGACCTTTGTAAAGTTACAAATCCATCCCAACTATTTACAATATTATCCCGTGTGTACGTATGATTATATTCGCTAAAATTTAAGTCCTCTAACTTATCCGCTCCAATGGCTGCAATAAACCCGCCAAGCTCACCAAATAGATTGCCCTCATATTCTATCATATCCCGCTCCTTTACAATCCCTGTGAGCCTAAAAACGCCCTTTAAAAGCAAAAGCCCGTTCGCCCTTAACTCCGCCTTAGTGGTTTGCGCCACGTTGAAATTAACGCCTATATTCTCATTGCCGGGCAAATATGGATTATTGCTCCCTAACTCCCCCACAAAACCCAGTATCTTATTGTTCTTTGCCGTACCGGGTAAAACAATCGTTTTGCTAAATGATGTATCCCGGCTGCCGTACTTATTAACATCGTCAATATTGTAACTAAGCTGCATCCCTAAATCCTGCCGGATATCAACTAATTGCCCCTCTAAAAATAGTTCGTAAATCATCGGTACTGAGTATTTTGTTTATACACCTCGATATTGATATCCAATGTTTCTGTCTTATTCTGCAAGCTGTTTTTTATCTCATAATTGCTATCCGTAATCTGCACAGGATGGAAAAGGTTTGCCGTTTTATCCCATAAATACACCAAAGGAGAAACGATTAACTCAAACAGCCATATATATTCATCACTATTTAAAAGATCCGTTGTCAGCTTCATCTTTGTATTAAACTCACTGCCATACGTTCGCATCCCTTCATATAACACCTTCCCCGTTTTGTTGA